ATTACCCTCAACTGGTAATGCTGGATTAGATGCAATTCAAAAGGCATTAAATAAAGATTATACACAATTGACAAAAGTATTTATAAAACAAGAAAAACAAAAAGGGTTTAGATAATATGCCAATTGAGATAGGTAAAGTAAATGTAGCTGATTTAAAAGAAAATAATCATAAAATATTAGGAATTGGTATTAATACTGTTTCTAATGTAGGTGGCATATTTTCTGTAAACTACACTACACTTTCTCAAGCAAAAAATAATCTTATAAATTTAATAATGACAAGAAAGGGTGAAAGAGTGATGCAACCTGAGTTTGGTTGTGATATTTGGAAATTAATATTTGAACAAATTGTTGATACAGAAATAGATAGTAAAATTGAGTTTGTTATAAATGATGCTGTTTCAAAATGGTTGCCATATATTAATATAGATGAAATAATATTTGATTATGATAATATATCTATTGATAAAAATACAATAACTTTAGATATGAAATTTTCATTGAGGTCAAACCCAAATTTAAGAGATTCAATTAGTTTAAATATAAAACAATAAATAAAAAATGGCTATTAAATCTAATGATAAAAATTGGGGTAATAAAAAAGACATAAATTATGTTGGTAAAGATTTTGCTTCTTTAAAAGAAAATCTTATTGATTTTACAAAAACTTATTTTCCAAATACATATTCTGATTTTAATGAATCCTCTCCCGGTATGGTTTTTGTTGAAATGGCATCATATATAGGAGATGTTCTTTCATTTTATCAAGACGCTCAATTAAAAGAATCATTACTTTTACACGCCACCGAAAGAAAAAACATAATGTCTCTTGCACAATCAATGGGATATAAACCAAAAGTAACTACACCTGCCGTAACCACATTAACAATTTATCAACTTGTTCCTGCAGCTGGTGCACCAAATTATGAACCAGATGAGAGATTATTTTTAAGAATAAAAGAAGGTTTAGAAGTATCAACAAATACAGGAATTATTTTTAGAACAACAGATGTGGTTGATTTTTCTCAAGAAACTGATAGAGAATATGATGTTTTTGAAAGAGATAATAGTGGTTTACCTACTTTTTATTTAGTAACAAAAAAAGTAAAAGCAATATCAGCCATTCAAAAAACAATAACAACAAGCGTTCCTTTAAACGAAAGAGATTATCCAAGTATTACATTATCAGATAATAATATAATATCAATAACATCAGTAACGGATTCGGATAATAACAAATATTATGAGGTTCCTTATTTAGCACAAGAAAGTATATTTGTAGAACAAGAAAATACAGCATATAACGGAAATTTACATCAGAATAGTTCAACCGTCCCTTATTTGTTAGAAATACAAAAAGTTCCTAGAAGGTTTTCTGTAAAAATAAATAATGATAATACCATTGATTTACAATTTGGTAGCGGAGATGTTAATTTGGCAGATGAACAAATTTTACCAAATACAAAAAATATAGGAATTGGAACCGCAAATTCAATTAGTAGATTGAATATGGGAATAGACCCATCTAATTTTTTAAAAACAAATACATTTGGTATAGCGCCCGCAGGTAAAACATTAACTATAAAATATTTGATTGGTGGTGGTGTTGAAGCAAATATTAATTCTAATCAGTTAAATATTATAAATAAAATAGAATTTGATGAAGATATTTTATCAATAAATACCAGTTTATTATCAACATATCAGGCCGGTAAGGAATCTTTAGCAGTTGATAATTTAGAGTCAGCAACTGGTGGTAGAGGTGGTGAATCTATTGAAGAAATTAGACAAAATGCATTGGCAATGTTTGGTTCACAAAATCGTGCAGTGACTAGAGAAGATTATATAGTTAGAGCATTATCAATGCCCGCTAGATATGGTAGTGTTGCTAAAGTTTATGTTTCTCCCGATAGTGAAGTTGATGTAAATTCACCAAATACAATTCTTTCTAATCCAAAAAACGTTTCTGAATTTATTGGATTAGTTGAAGAGTTGCAGAATAAAAATAGACAAGAAATACAAAAAGGAATTATAAGTTATATAAATCAAAGAAAGCATGGAATATCACAACAAAATAATCCATTTGCAATTAATATGTATGTTTTAGGATATGACTCTAATAAAAACTTAACAAATTTAAATTTAGCAGCAAAAGAAAATCTTAAAACGTATGTAAGTCAATATAGGATGATAACAGATGGTGTAAACATTTTAGATGGATTTATAGTAAACATTGGAGTTGATTTTGAAATAGTTTGTTATAGTGATTATAATAAAAGAGAAGTTGTTACAAATTGTATAACAGAATTGCAAGAATATTTTAATACAGATAATTGGACATTTAATAAAACTATTAATATTTCTGAATTGGAATTAGTTATTGCAAATGTTGAGGGTGTTATGAGTGTATCATCTGTTAAAATATATAATTTATGTGGTTCCGATGGTACTTATTCACCAAACAAATATAATATAGAGCAAGCAACAAGAGGAAAAATTATTTTTCCATCTATGGACCCTTGCGTATTTGAAGTTAAATATCCAAATAAAGACATTAAAGGGAGGGCATTATAATGCATAAATTTTACAATTCAATATATGACGCAAGTGTATATCTTCAACAACCTGAACAAAATTCAGGCCGTGATGAGATATTGGAAGTAGGAAAAACTTACTATGATAATATCAAAGATATTCATAGGACTTTTATAAAATTTGATATTAATACAATATCAGAGTCTATAGCAAATGGTTCAATATCTAGTAGTTTTATTGCTTATTTAAACTTTAAATCAGCAAATGCCGAAGAAATCCCACTAGAATATACAATCTATGCAAACGCAGTTTCTCAAAGTTGGTCTATGGGAACTGGTACAAAATTTGATAATATATCATCGGATGGAGTTAGTTGGAAATATAGAGATGGAATAAATAGTTGGCAAAAAAATACAATTGCAGGAACTGCAGTATTTACATTAGGTACAACAGGATCAGCAAATGCTGAAGGGGGAACTTGGTATACAGCATCACAGGCTTCACAATCATTTTCATATGAACCCGATGATATTAGAATGGATGTTACGAACATTGTTAAATTGTGGTTAAGTGGGTCAATAGAAAATAATGGATTTATTGTTAGACACAGCTTAACAAATGAAGAAAACGATACAGATTATGGAATGTTAAAGTTTTTTTCAAAAGAAACAAATACAATATATGAACCAACATTAGAATTGCTTTGGAAAGATTTTATTTTCAATACAGGAAGTTTATTACCAGTAACAGGTTCAGCTTCAGATGGGGATTATAAAATAGTTTTAACAACTCTTAAAAAAGAATATTTAGAAAATACAAAAATTAAAATAAGAGTTAAAGGTAGAGATTTATATCCAAATAAATCTTTTGGAACAATTTTTGAATATGACCAATCAAAATATCTACCAGCTACTACATATTATCAGTTAGAAGATTATAGAACAAACGAAGTTTTAATTCCATTTAGTGATTATACAAAAGTAAGTTGTGATACTATATCAAATTATTTTAATTTAGATTTGAATACGTTTGCAATTGATAGAACATATAGAATCAAATTGAAAATAGTTGAAAATGAAACATCAACAATTATAGATGAAAGACTTTTATTTGAAGTTGTATAAGTATGAATAATTTAGAATCAATAGCAGAAAAGTTAAAAAACAGAAAAGAACTGGAATTAGAAGCTATACTTAAAATATCCGGCTCAGAAGCTATTGAAAAAAATGAATATAATGTAACTATTGCTAATGATAAAACATCTGCATCATCTTTTATTTTTAAACCACTTTTTAAAAGTAAAATAGATACTGAAGAATTGCAAAAGGCAATCAATGTTGAGGTAAAAGAATTAAAACCAAACCTTCCAAAAGAAATAAAAAATTTAGTTCCAAAACCATTATATGATGCCGAAGCTACTGCATCGGCACAATTAAGAGTCCAGGTATTAGAACTTAATAATACAGTTAGTGATTTAAATGCAACTATATCTGATTTAAATATACAAATAGAAAATGAAATAAATAATAGATTAACAATTGAGCAAACGAATGATGTTTTGGTCAATCAATTGAATACATTAATAGGTACTATTGAAGATTTTTCAAAACAAATAGCAACATCATTACAAAAATCAGTTGATGAAAGTATTTTAAGAGCATCACTTCAATCACAAAATACAGGTTTTAAAGCACAGATTAAAGCATTAATTAAACAAATTGATTGGCTTA